AAAACCTTGTAACTTTAAATACAAGATACCATAGTGGTTATTATAACCAAATGCCAGATACAGAACTTCTAAATTATTATAATGAGTTAAAGAATGCCAGTAAAAATTTACAGTATCAATAATTGTCAGTATTGTGATACTCTTAAACAAATCTTAACCGCATCTTTAATTCCTTATGAAGAAGTTAAAGTTATTCGTATGGGCGAAGAAGGTGAAGGAATTGCTTTTAGTAAGTACCTTGAATTGGAACCAGACATTCCATTAATTCAACGGTGTACTTTCCCTCAAGTTTATATTGATGGGGAGTATACTGGAGATATCAAATCCACATTGAGGTACATACAGAATGCAAATAAATAAAGGTGTACAAGCAATGACACGAGGAAGGAAATCTTATGATCCCGATTTTAAAATTTCCTCCGAAAGAGTTTTAAAGTTAGGTCAAAAAGAAATCCGTTATCACTTCAGTTTTTGGTTCAGGATAACAACCACACCAGGAGAAACAAAATGATTTCTTTAACGCTCTTTTTCTCGGCATTTCTAATAGTAATGTTTGGAATTTTGGGATTTATATTTGGTTGGTTTGGTAGAGAATATTTCGAAACTTCTACTACTAAAAATAGACTTTCTGATCATCCAGAAATGTTTGATGACAATGGAAATCCAATTAATTCTGAATTATATTCAGTGAGATTTATGCTTGATGAAGACGAAGGGGAGGAGGCTTGAATGATTCTTGTTGATATGAACCAAATTATGATTTCAAATCTGATGGCACAAATTAAGTCATCAGGTGAGTTGAACGAAAACTTTATGAGACATATGGTACTTAGTAGTATCCGTAGTTATGAAAAAAAGTTTTCATTAAAATATGGTGAATTGGTTCTTTGTTATGATTCTCGTAAGTATTGGCGTAGGGAAATATTCCCTTACTACAAACAGAATCGTAAGAAAGATCGTGAAAAATCTGGTCTGGATTGGAATAAAATTTTCGAATGTCTCAACGCTATTCGTGATGAGATCAAAGAACTATTTCCTTATAAAGTTGTTGAAGTGGAAGGTGCTGAAGCAGATGATGTAATCTCTGTGATGTGTAAATTCCATCATCAAAGTGGAAACACTTCTTCAGTTTTAATTCTTTCTGGTGATAAAGATTTTATACAACTTCAAAAGTATCCTTTTGTTGATCAGTACAATCCAGTATTAAAAAAGTCTATTAAATTCAGTCGTACAGAAGTTAAGGAATTTATCAACGAACACGTTATTAAAGGTGATCGTTCTGATGGCATTCCTAATTATCTTTCCCCTGATGATACCTTTGTAACAGGTAAACGCCAGCGTTCTTTGAGTAAAAAAACTATTGAATTGTTTATTGCTAATGATCCAGCAAATATTTGTAATGATCAGGAACTTAAAAATTATAATAGGAATAAAACTCTAATTGATTTTGATTACATCCCAGAATATATTCAAACTAATATCATCAGTTATTATGAGAGCCTAAATAAAGTCAGAAAATCTGTGCCACTTGAGTACTTTCGTAAACATCAACTGAATGACCTGATGGCAGAATTTTGTTTCACAAATAGTAATTTACCTTGGATAAAAAAATGAAATTGTTAATCTCTGAAGTACTACAAAAAGTTAGTAACGCTAAAACTAAAGTAGAAAAAATTCAACTTCTACATCAATACAATACAGATACTTTACGCTCAATTCTTATCTGGAATTTTGATGAGAGTGTCGTGACATTAGTTCCAGATGGCGAAGTTCCTTATAGACCAAATGAAGCACCAGCAGGAACTGAACACACAAATCTTGAACATGAATCTCGTTTGTTCCATCATTTTATTAAGGGTGGTAATGATACGTTGAATCAAGTTCGTAGAGAACAAATGTTCATTCAACTTCTTGAGGGTCTTCATAAAGATGACGCACAAGTACTTTGTATGGCAAAGGATAAACAACTTGGTAAACGTTATAAGATTACTAAGAACGTTGTTGCTGAAGCATTTCCCCAAATTGTTTGGGGGGGACGCTCTTGACTCTGAAATTCATTCATGAAAATTGCGATTTACAATTAGCACAAAACAGGAAACTGCCTTACACAGCATACATTGTCACTTATAAAGTGGATGATAAACTACAATATGATATTGTAATTGCTGGGAAAAAAGTTGATATTTTTGATCACTATTGGGATAAGTATCGTGAAGCATTTATATCGTTCAAACAAACTGAAGGTAGAGCTAATCCTAGACTCTATGGAGCAGAACCAAGCCCAGAAAAAAAGAAAAAGTAATCTGGGGGGTTGACACCCCTCTTTTTTATTGCTAGAATAACTCTGTCCCAGTTTAAAATAAATGAATCCTATTGTTAAATTGATTGCCGTTACTCAGGGTGCTGGGGAACTTGCAGGCAAATCAGCACAAGAAGTGATTACTTATAATGCCCGTGTAAGTAATCCCAGTAACCAACTTCAGTTTGAAACTGCTGCTGGTCTACTGAAGTATTGTATCAAGCACCAGCACTGGTCAATCTTTGAGCAAGCAGATATGACTCTGGAAATTAATACGACCAGAGGAATTGCTGCTCAAGTTCTTAGACACAGGAGTTTTACATTTCAGGAATTTTCTCAACGGTATGCTGATGCTAATCTTTTGGCAGCAGACATTCCCATCCCAGAACTTCGTAGACAAGATTTAAAGAATCGTCAGAACTCTACTGATGACCTTGATCCTATTACACAAATCTACCTACAATCTCAAATTGAAGAGCACTTTATCGCCGCCAACGATCTTTACAAGCGCCTCCTAGAGGTAGGTGTGGCAAAGGAATGTGCAAGGTTTATCCTACCCCTGTCTACGCCCACTAGGATCTATATGAAAGGTTCTGTGAGGTCTTGGATACATTATATTAATCTGAGGTCTTCTAATGGCACACAGAAGGAGCACAGAGACATTGCAGAAGCAGCACGTTGCGTTTTCATTTCCCAGTTCCCTGATATTGCTAAGGCACTAGAATGGGAACGTAAAGATTGCCCAGAATCTTTATACCAATCTAATATTACTTTGGAGTAAAATTATGCCTACTTATAACGTTATTAACACCAGTACTGGTGAGAAAAAAGAAATGTACATTTCAATGAAGGAGTATGAGCAATGGAAGCAAGATAATCCTGACTGGAATAAGGATTGGATGGCAGGTGTTGGGGGAACTATATATGGAGAGCCCAAACAATCGGATGGGTTCAAAGAAGTGATGCAGAAAGTAAAAGCTGCACACCCTAACGCAGTAAACATTTCCCAGTATACCTAATATGCCAAGAGCAAGAAAAAATGCTAATCCAATTCCTTTTGGAATGGGCAACAAACAAATGCAGCGTAAGAAACCAATCAATTTAGATTATTTGAATGAGATTGAACCTCTTACAGAAAATCAAGAAAAAATGTTTAATAGTTATAATCTTGATCAAAATCTATTTGCATATGGTGCTGCTGGTACGGGTAAAACATTTGTTGCACTTTATCTTGCACTTAAAGATGTTCTCAATGAGAGAACTCCATATGAAAAGATCTATATCGTTCGTTCATTGGTAGCAACTCGTGAGATTGGTTTCCTTCCAGGAGATCATGAAGACAAGTCTTCCCTTTATCAAATTCCTTATAAGAATATGGTAAAGTATATGTTCAAGATGCCTGATGAGAATTCATTTGAAATGCTCTACGGCAATCTTAAAAATCAGGGAACTATTAGTTTCTGGAGCACATCATTCATTCGTGGCACTACATTTGATAATGCCATCCTCTTGATTGATGAATGTCAAAACCTCAACTTCCACGAACTTGATTCAATCATCACCCGTGTTGGTGAGAATACTAGAATTATATTCTGTGGTGATGTTGTTCAATCTGATTTGGTTAAGGAAAATGAACGTAATGGCATCGTTAATTTTCTTCGCATCATTCAGGATATGAAAGAGTTTAGTTGTGTTGAGTTTGGTGTTGATGATATTGTACGTTCTGGTCTAGTCAAATCCTATCTTGTAAGTAAATTAAATCTTGGTCTCTAATTATGTTTGAACACATTGGTAATTCGCTTGTTGAACTTGACAAACCAGTTTATGTAAATGGAGTACGATACTATCCCGTACCTAACGGGAAGAAGTATCCCTCCATTACATCAGTCACTACTCATAGAAGCAAAGAAAACTTTGCATCGTGGCGTAAGAAGGTTGGTGATGTTGAAGCAGATCGCATCTGTAAGATTGGTACAACTCGTGGTGAACAGTTCCATAAGTATGCTGAAGACTACCTAAACAACCTTCAGGTAGCTTCAAGGCATCTTGACGAAAGTATTTCTGAGGCTTGGCAGATGTTTGAATCTGCTAAACCATACCTCGATAAGATAAATAATATTCACGCACTGGAAGCACCACTGTATAGTGACTATCTTGGCATTGCGGGACGAGTTGATTGTATTGCAGAGTACAATGATGAACTCGCAATCATTGATTTTAAGACATCGGCAAAACAAAAACCTGAGAAATGGATTGAAGGATATTTTGTCCAGTGTATTGCATATGCTTATATGTACTACGAACTTACTGGTCTTGAAGTGGATAAAATTGTCATCATCCAAGCCTGTGGCGATGGGGAGGTGCAAATTTTCGAAAAGTATGATAAAATGAATTACATTCAACTATTGAGGGATTACGTCCATGACTTTGTTAGCTTTCACAACGGAGAAAAATTTGATAATGCCAAAAGATAAGCTTAATGAGGCAATAGAAGAAAAGTTTATGACTGCTGTAAAATTCTCTCTGGAAATTGAGAATCTTATGAAGGATAGTGACGGCAGTATGAATTACATCGAATGTATTATTCATTATTGTAATGAGAATAAGATTGAGGTTGAAACTGTATCTAAATTGCTATCCAAACCTCTCAAAGAAAAGTTGAAGTATGATGCTCAGCGGTTGAATTATATGAAAAAATCATCTAAAGCACGACTGTCTCTATGACGGCTTTTGAATCCTATAAAATGTATGTCGCGCTGAAGTTACACTTCACTACCGACAATTATGATTACTTTAAATTCAATGGCAAAACAAAAATTACAGAAGAGAATTTTCACAAACGGAAGGATCGCTATTTTTTTAAAAAACTCACCAGTAAACACAAAGATAGTGAGATTCTTCCTTATTTCGTCGCTAATTTCATCAATGATTCTTCTAATTGGATCGGGACTATGATTAAAACTGATGGTGAAGAACACTATCAGGACTGGAAAAAAAGAATTGAAAGTCTACATTATAACTTCTCTGAAGATGTAGACTTTCTACTCTCAGAGGTTGATGAATTTGATCAACTATTCAAACTGAATGGTACTCACCCAGCACTATTTAAGTTTCTATTGGGAAAGAAAATCTCAATGGAAACTTTTGTAATCATTAATCAAATTTTAGATTTCATTCCACGATTTGATGAGATTATTAACGAACAATTAATCTGGAAAGATATGAAAAGAACCGTACTAAAGTATGCTCCATTCATTGATACAGATATTGTTAAATATAAACATACACTTAAAGAAAAAGTAGTAGATCATCAATGTCTTTCTTCGAATCGGAAATTGTAAGGAATGAAGCAAACGAAATTAGTGAACTCCAACAGGAGATCATTAATATAATTCCTAGAATCGCAATTCTTCCTCGTGAAGAACGAATTCAATACTTTGATAAGATGATTAATCTGATTGAACGTCAGAAGATCTTTTATAATCGTCTGAGTTTATCTGATGATCCAAATGCACAAGAACTTAAAGACCAGTTCAGACAGGCAGCAATATTGCTTGGGATGAATGCTCAACATCTTAATATGAATCAGATCTACGATGATTATATTGAATCAATGGCCGACCTGAGGCAGCAAACCCTTGACGGCACAATTTAAATATGCTATGATAGCAGAGTGCCAATATCGCACAAAACAAATCCAACGCACACTACGAGGTAATACGAATGTCTTTTGCTGATCTTAAGAAGCAATCTAAATTTGGTTTTGAAAAACTTTCTCAGGAAATCGAGAAACTTCAAAACCCTGTCAATGGTAACGGAGATGATGACCGTCTCTGGAAACCAAATGTTGATAAATCTGGAAACGGTTATGCAGTGTTCCGTTTTCTGCCCGCTGCCGATGGAGATGATCTTCCTTGGGTGAAGGTCTGGCATCACGGGTTTCAAGGCACTGGTGGTTGGTTGATTGACAACTGTCCCACTACTTTAGGTCAAAAGTGTCCTGTTTGTGAACTTAATAGTGGGTTCTGGAACTCTGGTGTTGAGAGTGATAAAGAAATTGCTCGCAAGCAGAAGCGTAAACTCAATTACTACTCAAACATCTATGTTGTGAGTGATCCTTCTAATCCAGAGAACAACGGTAAAGTCTTCCTGTATAAGTACGGTAAGAAAATCTTTGATAAGGTTCAGGCGGCAATGAAACCTGAATTTGAAGATGAAAGTCCTATCAATGTCTTTGACTTCTGGAAAGGTGCTAACTTCAAACTGAAGATCACTAAAGTTGCTGGTTATTGGAACTATGATAAGTCCGAGTTCACTGATATCTCTGTGCTCGGTGACTTTGATGACAGTCAACTAGAAAAGGTCTGGCGTAGTGAGCATTCTCTTCAGGAGTTTGTTAACCCTTCTACCTTCAAGTCCTATGCTGAACTGCAGTCACGTTTGAATGTTGTTCTGGGCAAGGGTAAACCCCGTGTGGATCGTGAGACCCTTGAAGATGAGGATGACTTTGAGATCCCCTCACAAAAAAGTTCTAGTCGCCCCGTGTTCAACTCTGTTGCCAACACAGTGACCCGTGAACCTGCTCTACCCAAGGTTGCTGCTGATGAAGATGATACCCTAAGTTACTTCGCTCGTCTGGCAGAAGAGGATTGATTTCCTCAGGGCAAAATGACTTTTTAATTCAAAAAAAGGTCGGAAAAAAATTCCCCCTAGATTTCGGTCTGGGGGGTTTTTTCATAAAGTGATGTTATTGAATATATTAGAACTATTGAGGGTTCTCTTAATATTGGTATCTCCCAATAATTCACTAGGTAGATAACCAACTGCAATTTTGAACAATTTGACAAATTGGCTTAAATACGTCGGTTTAAGAACTTGAATGATTGCTTTCTTAGTATTAAGTTCTTGCTCATATTCGTAATATGACACAGATTCTAAAATCTGATTACCAGTGGCAATTTCTTCAGTATTGGTTCTAATGTACCTTAAGGTATAAGAAGAAGGATTTGCTGGATCGTAATAAACGATAATACCTGCTGGTTGAACAATTTCACCTCTATAGTTCTTAACTTGTATTGTTTGCCAATGCTTGATTGCTAGAGGATTTTCATATTTC